GATAACGCGGTTATTAAATCAGAAACAGAATTTGCCGTAGGAAAGATTTCAGAAGTAAATATATTAAATTCTGGCTTTGGATATTGGGAATACGAAGTAGCAGACTCAGAGGTTACTGATTTCGCAAACGGTTTAGGCGAATTAAGAACAGCTAATAATGACTTTGTTTCTCATGGTATTATTAAAGCAGACACTCAAGGTGTAACAAGTGGATACTGGGCAGGTACAAATTCTCACCTAAGTGGTTATAAACAAAACAGTGTAACTTCAACGACAGTTTTAATACCAACACTTAGTGCTAACACGGTAATATTAGATATGGTTGCTGGTATTGACCCAACAGTTTCCGTACCTACTCTTAACCCAGCGGTTGAGCCTTGGTTGCTTGGTACTGCTTCAGATGGATACGCTGTTTATGATATGACAAAACAGGCCCAACCAATCAGTTCAGCCACAGCAGTTATCTTTACACAACTTTACAACGGAACAGCATCTCAAGCAATTAAAGATAGATGGACTAATATTATAGTCCCTTCCCTTAAACAACAATTTTGGTATAAGACACAAGAAAATATATTCTATACTGTATCAGGTACAACTCAAGTATTTGAGCAAGAGTATTTAGATTCAGGACAAAGAATACAGGATAGTAATTTCTATCAAGAGTATTCATATCAAATTAAATCAAGCTTACCTTTAGAGAATTACGAAAAGTTATTAAAAGAAAATGTTCACTTGGCAGGTTCAAAACTGTTTGGTGACTTTATGTTTAAGGCTAAGGTTGGCGGAACAATTAAACCGAGGTTCTTACGAAGATTCAACGACAAAGGAACTGGATCTCCATTCGATATTGCTGAGATCTCAGCGCTGAACGCAAGTGTTACTAACTTTACTGCTGATAGCTCGTTTGTGTCGGCCGACCACGAACCAGGCGGTAGTGGTGGATTAACATTAGTTTCAGCTAACGTTGCTGATCTAACAATTACAAAGAATTGGAATCAAGGTTTCCACGATTACACTGTAACTGCGGGCATACCATCAGGATCAGGACCATTCCCAGTTGCTATTTTATTACATGGTAATGGTGGAACAGGTTTTGCTACAGTAAGACAATTCGAAGGTAGTTTACCAGGACATATATGTATTGGAGTTGACGGCTATTCAAATAGTTGGAACGTTTCAAATGAAACTTCAAACGGTCCTGACATTGAAATGTTGAAAGAACTTATTGCCAAACTGAAACTATATAATAACGTTGACGAAACTAAGATTCGTATTGTAGGTGTATCAAATGGTGGTGGACTTGCATTGAGAGCCGCTGTTGAAATTGACGATCTTGCCGTGGATACGATTGTCTGTATGATATCACAAACACACGATTTCCAATACAGAGATAGTGCGTTCTGGTATCCATTAAATGATTTATATACAGGTGATGAATGGCCACAGGATGGTTATACAACGCAGAAGACTCCAATACCACAACGAAGAATTGTTCAAATGAACGGAAGAGCAGATACTGTTGTTCCTTATGCAGGCGGTCCATTCGTAGGAGTTAATTTCTTACCTGCTACGGATTCTGCGTTTAGATTCGCACAGGCACAAGGATACACAGGACTTCAATTAACAACAGGGCCGCTATATGGCGCAACAAGTAGAATTTATAATTATGGAAATGTAATATTCTTCCGTGAAGATGTTGCTCATGTTGTCAGCGATGATATGAAACACTTACTTGGCCAGTACTTAGAAAACGATTATGATATTACAACTCAGCCTTCATAAGCAATAAATATAACTATAAAGAATTTTAGGAAAACAAAATGTCTAAACAAATAATTAATATCGGTGCATCCGCTAACGACGGTACAGGTGATCCGTTAAGAAATGCATTCGACAAAGCCAACGATAATTTTAATGAGCTTTATCTTGCGTTAGGAGATGCAAATAATCCAGTGGATCTATTTGATATTAACGGCAATTTAGACTTGTTAGGTAAACCACACAAAGTATCTTTCTTATATGATACAAAACTAAATCTCGATAACGTTAGCGCAAGTACATATCATGGTTCTATAGGCCATGCTCATGACACAGGTTCATTATATTACGCTCACGGTTCATGGAATAAGTTATTAACAGATACGTCAGGCGGAGCTCCTACAAGTTATGTAGATCCTCTTAATCCATTTGTTTATAATACAAACATTATCGGTAGTGAAACTAGCGGTTACGTTTTAAGTACAAGTGCAAATGGTTCTTACAGTTGGGTTGAAGGCGGTAGTGGTGGCGGCGGTGGTTCATATGCTAACGCAAACGTTGATACTCACTTAAATGTTTCAGCTGCAAGTTCTAACGAAGTATTACAATGGAGTGGTTCTGATTATGCATGGACTGCATTGCCAAGCGCAGGTGTAACAAGTTTACTTAATTTAACAGATGTTGGTTCAGATGGAACTAACGGTCAAGTATTAACGACAGACGGTTCAGGCGCATTTACATTTACAACAATAAGCGGAGGCGGTGGGGGTGGTTATGCTGATTCCGATGTTAGTGCTCACCTTAATACAAGTAGTGCATCTTCCAATGAAATATTAAGTTGGACAGGTTCTGACTTTGCTTGGGTTGCAGATGCAACAGGTAGCGGTGGTACTGCTATTACTATACAAGACGAAGGTTCAGCATTATCAACAGCGGCTACAACTATTAACTTTGTAGGTTCAGGTGTTGTAGCGACAGGAACAGGCGCAACTAAAACAATTACGATTAGCGGTGGCGGCAGTTATGCTGATTCTGATGTTAGTGCTCATTTAAATACAAGTTTAGCATCAGCAGATCAAATCTTAAGTTGGACAGGTTCTGACTTTGCTTGGGTTGCAGATGCAACAGGTGGGGGTGGTGGTTCTTCAACCTTTGCTGCATTAACTGAAATTGCTCTTGCTGATTTAGATGTACATGATATTGCGGTTCCTGCTACATCAGTTCATGTAATGACACCTAATGGTTCATCTTCATATCGTTCTGATATTCATGGGACAACTGATAACCCAACGTTATATGTTAATGCAGGCGAAACAATTGCGTTTGATTTAACAGGTGTTACTGCTTCTCATCCGTTTGAAATTCGTTCAGACGCAAGTACTGCATACGGTACAGGTCTTATTCATATTGCTGAGAACGGAGCAAGAACAACTGGTTCAAGTGCTCAAGGTAAAACAAGTGGTACATTATATTGGAAAGTACCAGGATCTATAAGTGGAACATATAAGTATATATGTACTGCCCACGCAGGAATGATTGGTGATATTATAATTGCTGATCCGTCTGCAAGTGGTGGCGGTAGTTTACCAAGTCGTATTTCTCCATCACAAGCAACATCTTCAATTGCTAACGGTGTGGCCGCTAACCTTGACATTACTGGATTTAAAGGATACGCTTTATATACAATTACAACATCAGCTGCAGCTTGGGTAACACTCTATACAGACGGTGCAGCCCGAACAGCTGATAGTTCAAGAACTGAAAGCACAGACCCTGCACCAGATGCAGGTGTGATTGCCGAAGTAATTACAACAGGTGCTCAAACAGTAAGACTATCTCCTGGAGCAATTGGTTATAATTTAGAAAGCACACCAACTACAAACATTCCAGTTACAGTAAGAAATAAAAGCGGTGGAAATGCCGTGATCACAGTTGCCCTACAAATTCTACAATTAGAGGCTTAATTTAAAATGGAAGAATATATTGTCACTCTTCATAATAAAGAAGACCTAGATGATTTCTATAACGATATGGAAACATTAGGTGGCGATCTTTATATTCCTGATAGAGCAGTTGACTTACATTTAAGAAGAGCGATTAGTCGTAATACTCATTATATGTTAACTCCAGATGAAGTTATAGAATTAAATAAAGATTCTCGAGTATTGGGTATAGAATCAAAAGCATTTCTTGATCTTGTAGAATGGAAAACTAATGGGTATTCTGAATCTGGTACATGGAAAAGAAGTAACGATGGAGTCTCGGTAGGAGACAAAAATTGGGGAATATTACGACATACTATTGGAACCAACGCAGAAAGTGGTACGTGGGGAGATACTGCATTAAGTGGCAGTACAAAAGAAACATCTGCCACTGTTAATATAACTGCTTCAGGAAAAAATGTTGATGTAGTAATTGTTGATGGATCAATTACAACAACTGCTCAAGCCCACCCAGAGTTCGCCGTCAACGCTGATGGAACAGGTGGAAGCAGAGTACAGGCATTTAATTGGTTCTCTCTAACAAACCAATTAGGTCTTGGTTCAAACGGTACTTATGATTATGGTACAACAGGAGTCGAGAACGATACTAATCATGGTGTTCATGTCGGTGGGACTGTAGCAGGAAATACTCTTGGCTGGGCTAGAGATGCAAATATTTATAGTATAGAGTTTTATTATGCCGGTGCTGTAAACCAAGTTACAGGTGGTTCACCTCTTACTCCTTCCACGCTATGGGATTACATTCGTGAATGGCATAACACAAAACCAATCAACGCAGAAACTGGTAGAAGAAATCCTACAATAACTAATAACAGTTATGGCGGCGGTGTCACTAGAGATAGTTACATTACAAACGGATCTTATAATGGAGTCGGCATAGTTAGATACAGAGGAGTAACCTACGATAAGTACGGTGACCAAGGTATTGATTTAAATGATTCTGAATTAGAAGCAAGAGGTATAAATGTACCATCTGATGGCAACTGGTATATCGCTTATGCTTCAAACTCAATCAATGCAGATATCACCGACGCAATAGCCGATGGTATTATTATAGTAACAGCATCAGGAAACAACGCTCAGAAAAATGTTAAACTTGGTGATCAAGATTATCAAAATTACTTGTACCTGAGGCAAGGATCAAATACATATGCAGCTATCATACCGAGTAATAGACCTGGTTCGCTTGGATTGAATGAACCTACTTTAAATGTTGGTGCAGTAGATGTTTATAGAGATGACCGTAAAAGAGTTAGCTCAACTTGTGGTAACGCAGTTGATGTTCATGCAGCCGGTGACAATATAATGAGTTCATTTTTAACAAATAGTTATGGTGGTGTTACCGATTCTAGAAATGGTTCGTATTATCTTGGTAAGATTAGCGGAACAAGCATGGCAAGTCCGCAAGTTTGTGGTGTACTTGCATTACTTGCAGAAAGTAATCCTAATATAACTCAAGCTGAAGCCAATGCTTGGATAGAAGCAAACGCAACCAAAGATGTAATGTATGATACAGGAACTGATAGTAGTACTGATTTCAATAGTCTACAAGGTTCACCGAATAGAATATTAAGATGGATTAACCAAAGACCTGAAACTGGAATGAGTTTTCCAAAAGTAAATGCAAAAGCAAGACCTACGAGTGGACTAGCGTATCCAAGGCCAAGAATAAGAAAGAGAGGTTAGTCCAATGGATATAAATAAACTAAAATATAGAGAATTAAATAACAATGCCTGAAATTCTAACAAACAACTTTAATCAAGACGTTAATAAGTTATTCATTGCTGACGCAAAGGTTAATGACGACTATTATATGTTTGTTTCTAGCATAGGTGGAATTACACCTGTTGATTCTGCTACTTCGCAAAACGAATTTTTAGAAAAAACATTATTTGGCAAAAAGGTACGTAATCAAGATATTAACTTTATGATAAAGTATTACCCTTGGCAACGAAGTATTGTATATTCTGAATACGATGATAAAACAGATCTTGATGGTTTAAACTTTTATGCCGTAGTCGGTCCTAACGATAACGACACTGATGATTACAGAGTTTATAAATGCCTTAATAATAACGAAGGAGTTGGTTCACAAGCACCACCTACTTTTGATGCTGCTAATGTAAATCAAATATACCAAACTGCCGACGGCTATGTTTGGAAGTATATGTATCGTCTTACTACATTACAATTTGAGGCTTATAATGCTTTAGGTTATATACCAATTGATCCTACTGCAAATACTAACCCAGCTGGGGTTTACGGCGGTGGCATATCTGAGATTCAAGTTACTAATTCTATTGTTAATAATGGATACGAAGAAAAGAACGGACTTATAAAAGAAATTACACCAGGACGAACTGCTGGGCCTAATTCTCACGGTAATGTTAAAATAGTTATTGATCCAAGAGAGCAAGATTGGCAAGCAACAGAAAATTACTATACAGGTCAATTCTTTTACGCAACAAACCCAAGTTCAAGTGTTACGAATCTATTTGAAATCAAAGCTTATAAACTGATTCAAGGAAGCGGTCTAGCGGAAATTACTATTGGTGAAGAATTAATAAATCCAAGACGCGGTAGCATAACGAATGCAACCCAAGCATCGCCTGTCGTAATTACATCGGCATCTCATAACTTAGTAAATGGTCAACCAATTACGTTTAGAGACGTTGTTGGCATGACGCAATTAAATGTAAATGAAGCAGATTCAACAACACTTGCCGCAACTACCTTTTTTGTAAACGTTGTGGACGCAGATACTTTTCAATTAAAAACAGATGCATTATTAACAACAGATCTTAATGGTGCTGCCTTCGGGGCGTATACATCAGGTGGTACATGGAAAGGTTTAACTGACTTCATGGTATCAACAGCAACTGTTAACGCAAATATTAAAATCTTCCCACGTGTTAAAATAAGCGGTGATGGAGATGGAGCAATAGCAATACCTGAAATTGATAACGGTGGTATTAATAAAATCATTCTTTTAAATAAAGGCACAGGATATAATAACGCAATTGCGTCTGTTGTAGATCCTCTCATTGATTTTAATCCAGGAGCTACTGAATCAGCAGATGTAAGAGCAACTATCCAACCTATTATTGAACCGAAAGGTGGACATGCTTATAATTTATTAGATGAATTTAGATGTAAACATTTTTCAATGTATGCATTCATTACAGCAGAAGACAATACAAAGATCGGAGATAAGAATACTTACGGAGCTATTGGTATTGTAAGAAGCCCAACATTTAAAGATATGTCAGGTGTAGCAACATGGAGAAGCGGACAAGCAAATACCGCAACTGAACCTGATATCTTTGATAATAGACTTGCGATTAAAACAGATGATTACGCAAGATTAAATGCAAATAGTACAATCACTCAAGTTAATGTAAATAATGATGTTGTGTTTAGTGCTCAAGTACACGAGATTGATGCAACTTCAAATACAGTATTTTTAGCAGAATACGTAGGACCATATAGAAATAATGCCTTGGTTGGTAATGGAGATACATCATTTAATCCAAATCTGGCAATTACCTCAAATACTGGTCAGAGAATAACAATAAATAATCCTATAGCAGATAATGTTATCTATTCGGATTATAAACAGAGAACAGGCGAAGTGTACTTCATGGAGGACTTCTTCCCATTAGCAAGAACCGACCTCTCAAGAGAAGAATTTAAATTTGTACTGGAATTTTAAGGAACGTAAGTAAAGATGCCTATTAATAAAAACTTAAACCAAGCACCATACTTCGATGACTATGATGCCGAGAAGCAGTTCTATCGAGTTATGTTCAAGCCTGGATACGCGATACAGGCAAGAGAACTTACACAACTTCAGAGCATACTTCAAAATCAGGTAGAATCATTTGGAGATAACGTATTCAAAGAAGGCTCAATTGTAAAGGGATGTAACTTTACAGAACTTGATGATCTTCAATATGTAAAACTAAATGACGGCCCTACAGGATTTAACGCAGAGTCATATATCAGCACATCTGCAGTTGAAACATTACTAGGTCAAGAAGTAGAGCTTGACTATGTCTATCAAGTAAAGGGACAATCATCTGGTCTTAAAGCAGAAATTGTTCAAGCCGCTAAAGGTTTTCAAACAAGACCACCAAATCTAAATACTTTCTTTATTAACTACACTAACATTGGTAATGCAGGTCAAACTCAATTCCAAGCTGGTGAAGCGTTAGTTGTAACGAGATTCAAATACTTAAGAGGAACAACTGCCGAAACATTATCAGTTGATATTGTTATCAGCACAGGCCTTGCGGTGTATGGCGCGCCTTCAGCAGGAAATCCACATGTTGGTAGAGCATTCGGTATCGAAGCTGCTCCTGGTATTGTATTTCAAAAAGGCCATTTTATATTTACAGCAGAACAAAGATTGGTTGTTGAAAAATATAGTAATGTTGCCGATAATAAATCAGTTGGTTATTTAGTATCAGAAAGCTTAATTAATAGTCTACAAGATAACAGCTTATACGATAATGCAAACGGTTCTAAGAATGAAAATGCTCCAGGAGCTGACAGATTAAAACTTATTCCTACATTAACAGTATTAGAAACTTCTGCTGGTACTCAGAATTCAGACTTCTTTACATTGGCTCGTTATCAAAATGGTAATGCAATTACTGTAAGAGACGTTTCTCAATACAATGTATTGGGCGAAGAGATGGCTCGACGTACATACGAAGAATCTGGTAATTACATTTTAGAAACATTCCCAGTAACTACTGATGATCGTATTCCTACTGGTGCTGCCAATAGTGAAGTACAATGTGTCGTCGGACCTGGCACAGCATATGTGAAAGGTTATAGAATAGAAAATTCTGGTGAACGTTCATTCCAAATAGATCAAATAGGACAAACCGAAACAGTTAATAATCAAAACGTTTCAATGGAATATGGAAACTATTTTGAAATTGATACTTCAAGCGCTTCGCAAGGTTATTTGAATTTAGGTATTCTTGCTACGGCAGATGCCCAAACATCATCAAGTGCTTCGGTAGGTGCAGTCTCAGTACAAAATATAACAGACAAAAGAATCTATATTCACTCTGCTGCATATAGTGGTGCTCAAGCTATTAAAGACATTACCAAATTATCAGATGGTAGTGGTGATGTACCCGTAAGAACAAATTCTATCGGTTCACCTGTTATTAAAGAAACAGGAAGAAAGGCGTTAATCTTTGATTCTGGTATTAATGGAACATTCGCAACATCAAATACTCTTGTTCCTTGTAGAGCTCAAAATACAGGAACGGCAACAACCGGTACAATTACATTAACTGCAGGACCAGGTGAAGATTTTAATTGTCTTAACGACGATATTCGAGTTAACTTGGCAGGAACAACATATCCTGTTACAAGCACTACTACTGCTTTAAATAATTCACAACTTAATATTATTTGTGATAGCAGTTTGAGTGGTTCAGTAGAAGTATTTTATAATAAAAGACAGATTGGTTCATCGAATGGTATCTCACCTTATGCTAAAACATTACGTGATACTTATGTTAAGTTTAGTTACTCAAACGTTAAAACACAATACAGTTTAGGTTTCCCAGATGTATTTAAAATTGTAAGTATTACAAATGCATCAGGAGAAGATTTTACAAGCAGCTTTAGATTAAAAGAGAATCAGAAAGATACTTATTACGATCTATCTTACGTAGAATATATCGAAGGTCGTCCTGAGCCAAGTGGTGTTATGACGGTTAATCTTCAGTGCTTCGAAGTAAACGTTTCAACTGGTAAATACTTCTTTACAGTTAACAGCTATCCGAATACTTTAAGCAAGTTTGATATTCCTTCTTACGTATCAGAGTCAGGACAAGTATATAACTTAAGAGATTGCTTTGATTTCAGACCACACGTGAATAAAGATACATCTGCAAATTATTTGGCAAATTCAGGTAATGCTCCAACAATTTCAACACAAGTTGGATTCAATACTTTATCGTTCAGTGATAAAGGAGCTGCGTTGGTTCCTGCTGCACAACAATCATTACAAACAAGTATAGAACATTACCTATCAAGAATTGATACAATTGCTTGTGACTCTTATGGTGAGATTGTTATCATTAAAGGTGAAGAACAGAAAAATCCTGTACCACCAAAGCTTACAACAGATCAACTGGCAATCGCAAACGTGGAAGTTCCAACTTACCCTGCGCTGTCTAAGAAACAAGCTGATATTCTTCGTAAACCTGGTTATGGAATTAAGCCAAGAGCAACAGGTATTAAGAATTACACAATGAAAGATATGCACGATCTTGAAAAGAAGATTGATAACATGGCATACTATATTTCATTAAATCAATTAGAATCTGAAACAGATAATTTAGTTGTACGAGATGAGAACGGTTTAAATAGATTTAAGAATGGTTTTATTGTAGATCCTTTTAACAATTTACAGTTATCAGAAATCAATCATCCACAGTTTAATGCTGCGATACCATTTAATCAGAAAATTTTAACTCCTTCGTTGAAAACATTCCCATTAGATTTGGTATATGATTCAGCAACAGGTTCTTCGATATTCCCATCTACTTCTGATGCTAAAGCAGCAACAGTTGGCAGAGATTCTAATGTCGAGATAATCAATCAACCTTATGCAAGTAACTTTAGAAATTGTGTAAGTAACTTTTATAAGTATGTAGGTGATGGAGTTATATCTCCACCTTACGATGCTGCTTACGATACAACAGTTAATCCTGCTTCTATTGATATTGATTTAACTACTCCTTTCCAAGAATTCGTTGATGAGATTCAAGCATTCTTACCTATGACTGATACATCTTCACTTAGAAATTTTCAAGGTGACCCAGGTCGTGCCGGTCGTCGAGGTGCAGGAACTGAAGTAACAACTATCACAACAAGATCAAGCGAAATTAACATTGATAGTTCAAGAACAACAGAAGCGTTCGTTGGTGAATTTGTTTCTGACTTTAGATTCCAACCTTATATGGCATCGAGAGATATCAAAGTTTATATGTCAGGATTACGACCTAATCAAAGACATTACTTTTTCTTTGATGGAGTGAACGTTGATACTCATGTAATGCCAGGATCAATTACAGCTGATACAGTTGGAGAAGTTGGTAGGTATGGCGATAAAGGAGCTTCAGTCCTAACAGATGCAAACGGTGTATTAAGAGCAGTGTTCCATTTACCTGCCGAAACATTCTATGTAGGTGATAGAGTATTAGAAATTGCCGATGTAAGTGTATATGACAATATTTCCTCTGCTTCAACAAGTAAAGGATTTGTTACATATCGAGCATATAACTTCAGCGTTGAGAAAACAAGTTTAACAACTTCAACAAGATCTCCAAACTTTGATGTAAATACAACAGTAACAACAAGAAACGTTGCTCGACGTATTCGAGGAAGAGATCCACTTGCGCAAACATTCTTTGTTAAGAAAGGCATGGGTGCAGGCTCTAATTCAGTTTACTTATCTGATGTTGATGTATACTTCCGTCGTAAACCAACTCAGACAGGTTCTGGTGGTGATGATACATCTCCATTAAACGGAGTATCTTTACAAATACGTGAAGTAGTAAATGGTTATCCTACAAACAGAATCTTGCCATTCGCAAATGTTCATAAACTACCTGCTAATGTAAATACTTCTGAAGATTCTTCGCTGAAAACTACGTTTTCTTTTGAGGCACCTGTACGTTTAGATGTTGAAAAGGAATATGCAATTGTAGTACAACCTGATGCGTCAGATCCTAATTACTTAATTTATACTTCTAAAGTTGGTGGAATTGATTTAACACCGGGAGCAACAAAAGGTTCTGCTATTACTCAGGATTGGGGTGATGGTGTTCTATTTACTTCAACAAATAACTCTGCTTGGAAATCATACCAAGACGAAGATATTAAATTTACTATAAAGAGACATAACTTTAATTCTTCAACGGGTACTGTTAAATTAACAAACGCAAATCACGAATTCTTGTCATTAAGTAATATCACAGGAAGGTTTACACCAGGCGAATTAGTTTATCAATTATTATCTACTCCTGGCAATACAGGTATTACTACTGCCGCAGGTTCTAAAACAATAACAGGTGGACAAAATCTTGATACTGTTTATGCTGCAGGTGATTATATAAGAATTGTAAATACTTCTTCTACTAAAATACAAATACATAAGATTGCTTCAATCACAAATGGTACTACGGCTATATTGGAAACTCCACCAAACGAAGGCGGAGCAGGTACTCATATGCCTGTCGTTGCTGGTGAATTGGATCTATATGATGTTCAAAGAAATCCTTACGAATGCCATATTGCGCATTCTTCTGCAACTGCCTCAAAACAATTTAACGTAGGTGCAAATATAGTTGGTCTTGATAGTACTTCAACAGCAAATGTTTCTGCTATTAACGATATCAATTTAAGTT